TGGTACTAACATTTTAAGATTAGAAAAAATTACAGGTAATGTAGATTTTAATTTACCGCTAGTTTCGGTAATGCAAACATCCAGATCTGTTGAAGTAGTAGATGTTTTGTCAACTCAATTTAAACCTACCATTAAATCTTTCTCAGATAACATGGGTAGATTTACATCCGATAAGGGAAAAATTGGTGATAGAAATCAAAGACTTACTGATTCTTTCTTCTACCAAGATTATTCTTATGTAATTCAATCCAAGACTCCTATCAATACATGGAGAGACTTGATCAAGCAAACTACGCATCCAGCTGGTTTCTTGATGTTTGGTGAAGTTGTCATTGAAAGTGAACAAGAAAGTTCAATGCCAATTGAACAACCAAAGTCGGATAAAATTTCTTTTATCGAACTAGCACCTAAAAATGTTACAGTAGAAAGAAAATCCACTAGAGTTACTCAAAGTTCAATTAGAGTTAGAGATACCAATCTTCGTAGAGGTATTGGTAGTGTTTCTATTAATGAGTATGATACTGAAGGTATTCTATCTAAAGAATTAATTTTAGCACAAGATTTCTCTGGTCGCTATGCAACTCAGGAAGATTATATTGGACCTATCAAATCAATTACAAAAGTAGGTGATGGCACTTCTGAGATTGCTGTTGGGTTTGGTGGTGGAACTAACTTTACCACTATTGCTGGTGAATATAATCACTGGGTCAAGTTTAAAATGCTTGGCAACACCAATAATCAACCTGCTATCACTCCTTATGTTGATGCTACTTCTCCTGCACAATCGTGGAGAGGATCATTACATAACTACTCTATTCTGTCAAATGATGAGTATGTAACCAGTGGAGGTGGCAATTTTGATCTGTCAAAGATCAATCTTATGACTATTGGTTTCATGCCTGAGTTTGGTGAGTTCTCAAGTAATCAAGGTACTTCAAATACTGAATTTGGTGCGATTATACAATCAAACGAATCTGACTTTTCCGAGATTGCATCAGGATTTGAAGTTGGCGATACTATTACTTTTTATGAAAATGCTTCAACGTTTGTTAAAGTTGAAGTTGTATCTGTAGATTCTCCAGCATACCACCCAACGCTAGGTGTCATTGGTGATGGTAATGTTCTTGGAAGAAGAACCTTCCAACTTTTAGACAAAGCAAATAATTTAGCATACTCACCATATAATGAGCAAGAAACATTCATTACTCTAAATGGTGTTGCACAAGAACCAAAAAAAGCATATGAGATAAGTGGAAGTCAAATTACATTTGCATCTGCTCCTTTAGGACCTCAGTATCCTATTACTGGGGAAAATTTTGATGATACTTACACCACAGATCCAACAAAGTTTGTATGTAAATCATTTAAATTTAAAAATGATACATTTAATGCTAAGTATCTTAAAAAAATTAAAGATATCTCTGGAAGTTTTGATGGCATTTCTACAGAGTTTGCATTAAGTTGGGATGACGATACTATTGTTAAAACTGACACCAAAGAAAATCTTCTGATTTTTGTTAATGGTGTTTTGCAGGCAGTAAATAGCGCATATACTATTAGAAGGAGTGATAATGATTCCCAAACAGATATTATTGTATTCATTGAACCACCAAGAAATTTCTATGATGTTATTGACTACACTCCAGAACAATTAGATCAAAAAGAATATTTCTATGGATATGGTGTTGGTAGTTATGATAGACTTAGAATTGATGAGAGATTGATTCCTTATCGTGGTGAGGGACCATATCTTGTATTTGATGAAGAAACTGATACAGTCAAAAATATTAATGAAGCAGATTTTGCTTTAGTGTTTGTTGATGGTGTTCTACAAGCACCTGATACTTATAAGTTAAATGGTCCAAATATTTCGTTTACAGAACAACTTATTAAGTATATTCCTAGTACTGGAGAATCTTTAGCAAGCAAAGTAGAAATTATTTCTTTGTTTGGTAGACAAGTTCCTAAAACTTTATCTGCATATGATTATGATAGAATTATTTTTAGAAATGAAGTTAGTATAGTTCTAACTAAAGTATTAGATGATCCTAATGGAAAAGATGAATATATTGAGTGGCAGGAAAACTTTACTGCTTTTGATCCTTCTGTTACTAAGAATGTATTCACATTTGATGATAATGGTAACAGAGTATTCATCGGTAAACTTAATAGTGTAAGATTTGATCTTCTAGAAGACGGAACAGCAAATGGTGTAGCAAAACCAGGAGTTGTTGCAGAACAACTAACTATCAAGATTCTCAATGCAGAAAACCTCAAGTTTACCGCAAATGATTATGACCCAAGAGTTAGCGATGATGATGAACTAAGAATTAAAGGAATCTTCATTACAGACCAACCTGATTTTACTAATTTCGTAAGTTTCAACGCAGCATATCCTATCTTTAAAATTGAATGGGATTATACTAAAAATGCTGATGGTGACAGGGTTCTTGTTCAAGATATTCCCGATTGGTTGAAAGGATCTAAACTAGGTGATGATGCATACTTCAATCTTTATAATAATCTAGTTGACATTGCTCCTGGCGATGAAATTATGATTGATGGTGAGAAAGATTACAGAAAAGTTTTGTATATCCCACCAGAAGTAAAAGGAAGAAACTTCAACAACGGACAGACTGCCAAGTTTGAGCACTATAGTCCTATTGAAGTTACTAACTATAATGATATAGTAAGAGGAGAGGGTCTTAGTGTTACTTGCACTATTGGTGATGGTGGTGCCGTCACTGGTGTTGGTTTTAGTGACCTTGAGTGGAATAGAAGAGATCTAAAACTCTTTTTTGATACAGGTATTCTACTACAACCAACAGCATATCAGTATTTTGTTCCACCTCAAGTTAAATTTATTCCTGTCGATGGAAGAGGTGGTGGTGCAAGAGCAGAAGTTCTCACTATTGCAGGACAAGTTTTAGATGTTATTCTCATTGAGGGTGGCAGTGGATATACTCAACCACCTAAGGCAGTTGTAACACGAGGATATAACGTTCTACGTAAACCAAATAGAACTATTCAATCTAACTATAGACTTGAGATTGGAACACAAATTGGTTTACAACAGCAAACCACCATTGCTACAGAGATTATTATTTCTGGTCAGGGACAATCGACTGGTCTCTTCTCTCTCATCTCGTTTGGTATTGTTGGTTCAGTTACGCCAATTGATAACGATGAAATTGTTAACATCATTACACCTGAGGCAGAAGAAGTTGGCGATCAACTAAGTTTGCCTGAAGGCAACTCTATTATCTTTACTAAGAGGGATCCATTCACTGCAGTTGATCAGGTTGCATCTGAACTTATTATTAATGAGACTCTCATCACAGTTACACTTGATAACCCAATTGCAAGTATCACTAACATCAGTCCTGTTGGTGGTGTTGATGTTATTATTAATAATCTACAGAAGATTATTAATACACCAATTGCATACTTCCGTGAAGAATCTGCATCTGCAACTGGTGCATTGTTGGATTCCCCACTATCTCCAATAGGTACTACTCTGTATGTTAATAACACGTCTCTATTTGCAGACGTTGGTAAACTACAAGTTGGTAGAGAGATTGTTGGATATGAAAGAAAACTACAAGATAGATTCCTTAATGTTACTAGAGGACTTGATAGAACTGTAGCAGTTGCTCATCCTGCAGGTCAATACATCAGAACTATCCCAGACTCTGTAAGGGTTATTGATGCTGGTCCTAGAAGTATTGTTGCTACTATCGTCAGTGTTGCACAGAGTAATGTATCCAACATTGAAGTTAAGAATCAAGTTCATTCTGTCAGTGATATTGTAGACGTTCAGGTAGATACTAACCTTAAGATGACTCTACAGAAGGAAATTCAATCTTCTGTAACTGAAGTATCTGCTGCAATTCAAAATTATGTAATCTCACTAACTGAATCTTCTGTATTGATGAGCAGTGAGAGTGTATCTGTTGCTGCATCTACAATTCAATCTATTAATAGTGCTGAACTTCCTCAGCAGGTTCTTACTGATGTTATTGAATATGAGATTGCTCCATACCTAGCATACAATGATCAAGTTGTAACATTAGAACTGATTTCTACAGCGACTCCATCCGAGTCTTCTGTATTGATGAGTGATGAAAGTGTATCTGTTGTTGCATCTACGATTCAAACTATTAACAATTCTGCTATTGTAACAGAAAAAGCACTAGATCTACACACTTCACAAGTTGAAACAACAATCTCTCAATCTCTACAAGTATTTGCAGCAATTCCTCCAGGCACTGATCCAGGTGGACTGAATTCACCAATTCCAGTTGCTTCTATTCTAAGTACCGAAACTGCTCTATATGCAGTTATTCACGGAACTGAAACTGAAGTTGCTATTCTTGGCAACCATCTACCAGTTCTTAATGGTAGAGATAAACCTGCAGATATTACGTTAAATAGAGAGATGGGAGTCTTAGACTTCTTTGAAGAACTAGTTGTACTAGAAACCAGTGTCCTTCTCCGTTAAAATCAATGCCACAAACGCAGTTACAATTAGCAAGTCCTTATAATGAGGTACTTAAAAGAAATACTTTAGTTATTAAAGTAGAAAATTTTAAGCAAAGAAAACCAGAAGGATTTGATTCGTTTGATTCTGGTAATGCTTTCCATACTCTTGCGGCTTTTGAAAAGCACATTTTTAGTGGTGATAATGTTATTGATGATTTAACAAGAGAATTTCCTACTCTTCAAATTAGAGATTTTGAAATAAGACCAAATTCTTCATTTACATTGACAGGTAGTAAATTTAATTTTGCTGGTTCTACTCAAACATTACCTTTTGGATCTACCATCAATAGTCTACAAGTATTGACTACTGATGAGTCAAATCAAACAATTCTTGACGCAGACACTAGCATTACAAGATTTGCAAGTGCTGGACATCTTTTTATTGGTGGTAGTGCGCGTACTCTTTTCGAGTATACATCCAAGACTGCCACAGGATTTATTGGTTATGTTAAATCTGGAAATGTGAATATTCCGCCTTCTACGGAGTTCATCCAGTATTCTGTTGAATGATCAAACTATATTGTATAAATAAATCAAGACAACAACGTTCTAGAGAAAAAATAAATGGCTGCAATTATTTCAGACAAATTTAGAATTTTCAATGCTAAACAATTTCTAGAGTCTCTGTCCGAAGGCAGTAGTGATACTGGATCCGACAGAACTAGAATGTACTTCTTTGTGGGTCGTCCACAAGCATGGAATTCATACTTGGAGATTTACTCCGCAAACGCAACAGCATTTACTGCTGGTCAGTTTGTTTATGTTTCTACCGATACGAATGGATCGTATACTTGGGCAAATGCACCTTTCAAGGCAAGCATTGTAGCAGTATACGAAAATTCTCTTATCCTTAGTTCAATTTCTCCAAGTACATCTTCAACTCCTCTCCCCAACTCTGTAGTTGAAGGTTGGAACGGAGCATCAGATACAGGAGCAGAAGCAAGAGCAGGTGTATATCGCTTTGCTACAGAAGACACCCCTCCTACTCCACTGGATCACCAGTCGGAAAAATTTGATGTTTATGATGAAATTATTGCTGCTAAGCGTATCACCGATTCGTTTGCTCGTGGTGTAATTACTCGTTACGATTGGAACACGCTTGCTGCGGAACCTCGTTTCGACATGTACAAGCCTGACTACACCGCAACCACGACTGGTCAGATCGGCAAACTAGCACTTACTAATGCCGCATCTCTAGCAACTGCTAAGTACTATGTAATCAACTCCAACTACGAGGTATTCAAGTGCCTCTATAATGGTGAGTTCCCTGGCAGAACTTCCCCTAACCCCCAGTACGAACCCAAGACCTCTCCTTCTGCTGGTCAAGGTACTTATAATGGTAATGTGTTTACCGAAGGTGGTGACCTAGAAGTTTCTAACACTGCGGGTTATGCTTGGAAGTATATGTACACCATCCCAACAGATGATGTTCTTCGCTTCCTTTCTACCAACTTCCTTCCCATCAACCTACCATCGGAAAGCACTAGAGCTGCTGTTCAATCCGCTGCGATTGAAGGTGCAGTAAGCGTTGTTCTGGTAGAAGAAGTTGGCGCTGGTCTTCCTAACGGAACCCACTATGCACCTATTAATGGTGATGGTCAACTTGCTGGTGGTACTGAAGCAGTTGTAGAAATCGTAGTTGCTTCTAATGCTATCCAGTCTGCTAAAATTGTAACAGAAGGTGCTGGTTATACTTATGGTTCAGTCAACCTTGCTGACGGCGTAACAGTCGGTGGCATTAAGACTGGTCTATTTACTACTTCTGCACTCACAACTGGACGCACTGGTGTTTCTGGCACAGGTGCTTTGGAAGTTATTATTGCTCCCGAAGGTGGTCATGGTGCAGACATGGAGTCTGAGTTCGGCGCTAAGCGTGTTATGACGAACATTCGTTTGACCTACGCTGAAGGTTCTGGCGACTTCCCCGTTGATAACGACTTCCGTCGTATCGGCATTATCAAGGACCCATACAACTACGGCACTACCGATTTCGCAACTAACGACACCCGTAATGGTTTGTTTGCAGTTAAGATCGAAAATGCAACTGCTGACTACAATGCTGATGAAGAAATTACTCAAGCATTGTCTACTGGTGGTACTGCAAAAGGCACCGTAGTTTCTTGGACTCTTGATTCTGGTTCTACCACTGCTGGTGTTCTTAAGTACATCCAAGTCCCTGGTCTACATGCAGAAAACGGAGTTGTAAGAGAATTTGATTCTAGTGCTGCTGTTGTTGGTACTTCATCTCTTGCTTCTGGCACAGTTGATCAAGCAACCACTGCTGTCACACTTCTAGGTGTTAGTTTCACCAATGGTCAAGGTAATCCTGAGATCGAAGCGAACTCTGGAGATGTCATTTATGTTGAGAACAGAAGACTCATCACACGTGCTCCTGACCAAATTGAAGACATCAAGTTAGTAATTGAGTTCTGACCTCCTAAATAACGTTAGGAAAACCAGGACGTTAGTGCATATACAATGCCTCAAAATACTAACTTAAACGCATCGCCTTACTTTGAAGACTTTGATTCTCAGAATAATTTCTATAAGGTCTTGTTTAGACCAGGGTTTGCGGTACAGACTAGAGAACTAACAACTCTCCAGTCTGTATTACAAACTCAATTAGAATCATTCGGGAGGAACGTCTTCAAGCAAGGCGATCTTGTTGTGCCTGGAGAAGTCGGGTTCAATACGAAACTAAATTACGTTAAACTATCTTCTGTTTCTGAGGTTGCAATCAGTGACGAAGCAGGAAACGTTGTATATCAAAAATATGACATTAGTCAACTGGTCGGTCTGAAAATTCAGGGTGTATCATCTAGTGTTATTGCAAGTGTTATTGCTACAGAATTTGGTTCTGATACAGAATCAGATACAATTTATGTCAATTACTTGGACTCTGGCGCATCTGGCGACGAAGAGAGATTCCGTCAAGGTGAGACTCTAGAAGTAATTGGTGGTGTTAATTCTCCTCTATTGGTTGTCGGAACTGATGGAGTATCTCTTCCTACCAGTATCAGTGTTACTGATCCTGACACAGGTATTGAACAATTTATTGATAGTCCTGCATTGGGATTTGCTTCTGCTATAAAAGTAGAAGAAGGTATTTACTTTGTTAATGGATATTTTGTAAGAAATGCCGAGCAACTTTTAGTTGTTAGCAAATACTATGATGCACCTTCCAGCAAAATTGGTTTTAAAATTGTAGAGTCTCTGGTTACACCTGAGGAAGATAGTTCCTTGTATGATAATGCAAGGGGGTATTCTAATTTCTCTGCTCCTGGTGCTCATAGACTTAAAATTAATCTAGAACTTGTTAAGTATGGTTACTATGATCTAACTGATAAGAATTTTATTCAGTTACTACTTATTAAACGTGGTACTATTCAGAAACAAATTAAAGCAAATGACTATTCTCTTGTAGAAGCAGCAATTGCTAAGAAAACTTTTGACGAATCTGGTGATTATGTCGTAGAACCATTCCCTCTACAAGTTAGAGAGTATTATCAAAATGATAATAACCTAGGATTCTATACTGCCGATGATGATGGACTTGTTAATGGTCTATCAGTAAATCAAGCATCCGCAAAACTCCTAGGAACTATTGGTTCTGGCAAAGCATATATTAAAGGATATGAAGTTAAAAATAAAGAGAGTAAGTATCTCGAAATTGATAAAGCAAGAGATACAATTAAAAGAGAAAATCAGACACTAAAAACAACAGGTCTAACTTCCTTCTATATTAGTAATGTATATGGTACAACTCCACTTAATGCTGAGGGTGCTGAACTAACATCGTATCCTACATTATTTTTAAATTCTACTTACAATGATGGTTCTGTCGGTCTTAATGACACAGAAGCAAGTGATGGTGTCAAGCAGACTACCAATCGCCGTGGACAAGGATATGGCGTAGAAGAAGGAGTCAAGACAATCTATTGTCAGATTGAAGCTGGATCTGGTTTTGGCATCGCAGATATGACTGATGCTAACTTTAAATCTCAGTTTAAAAAATTATATTTTATCAAAACTAGAGCTGCTAGTCAGGTTACTAGTTATGGAGAGGTAGATGTTTTAGCATTCTCCATTGTATCTCGCCCAGAAATTTCTGCCGCTGGTGCAAATCAATTTGTTGAAATTACAGTAAAAGGAAATAGATCTGAACTAGATATTTTTGTGATTGATTATGATGCATCAGCATCAAATAAACTGAGGAAGTTGTTTAAATCACAAGCAGATGTTGAAGATAATAGTAGCGAACTATTTGATCTGCGTGATTATAATGAAACTATTACACCTATCGTAGGTATTGCTAAACCAAAAAATATTGCTTTAAAAGAAATTAGTTCTGGTTTTAATAAAGATCTTGATAAGATTGTATCTAAAGGTAGACTTGCTGGTGGTCTAGAACAATACAATTCTATTTTTGACCTTTCATATTTTGCTCCTCAATTTTTCACAAGAATTCTTTTAGAAACAGAAATTACTGGAGATTCTTTTAATCCTGGTAAGTACATTTATGGTTCCCTAAGTGGTGCTATTGCTGTTATTGAGGGAGGTACGTTGGCTACCTACTCGTCAGTCTCCAAGTTGTTTGTTACTATGGTGTTTGGTGAGTTTAAAGGTGGTGAAACAATTACATCAGAAACTGGCGAAACAATTAAGATTGCAACGGATAATACAATTTCCCACTTTATTATTCCTACTAGGGGAGATAGTTATGCTGCAGGAACAAGAATTATCCTTGATGGTGTTACTTATGATGAGTCTTCAATTGCTATTGTTAGATCTGGTGCAGGTGCTTTAGATACGATCTATGTTAACGATAGAGCTTCTACAGACACTCTATACTCACGTCCTCCGATTGTTGAGTTTACTGGTACTGTCCCAACTAATGTTGCTGTTGTTACTCCTGTTCTATTCAGAAATACAGTATATACATATTCTCCAAAGAATATTAAATCTGTATTCTCTCAGTTTGGTTCTGGTAATGCCAATAAATTCTCTGCTGATATTGAACTTGAAAAGACTGGATATGTCAATACAATTTCAGTAACTGACTTTACCTTCTCAGGCACTGCAGGGTACAAGTTTATCGAGTGTAATGGATTTGGTGGTGATGCGTCGAAGAACCTTGTTCAAGGCGACGTGGTGCAGTTCTCAGACGTTACTGGTGCTGTATATAAGTACATCGTTCAATATGCTACTAGACCTGACGGAACAAAGAGATCAAGAATCTATCTAGATAGAGCTCTGCAGGCAAATGTAGAGAATGCTTCTGTTGTTCTGCAAAGACCAATAATTGAAAATCCAAGCGGTACTCTAGTTTTCCCAACTGGCGATAAGCAGATCAAGACTCTTATTGATTCTTCAGAAGACTCCAAGATCAAATATTATTTCAGAAGAGATTTTATTACGAGTGCTGCATCTGCTAGTGGAAACTTAACTTTTGCTGCTCAACTTCCATTTGGTACTCAACGCTTTGCTCCTTTCTCAGATAAGAACTTCTTGATTACTGTTCTAGAAACAGGTGTTGCTGAGCATGTTATTGATTCGAGTGGAAGTCTTCAATTGTTTGGCGGTCCTCTTAAAAAGGGTGATGTAGTTTACGTTGATCCTGAATATGTAACTATTGCTCAATCAGATAGTAATCTAACTGCAGGAAGTGTCACGATTAATTTCCCTGAAAATCATTTTGGTGATATCACTGCTCTGCGTACTGCTCTAGAAGCAAGAGCTGCAAATCCTCAATCAGGTGATCCTGATTGGACCCTTCCTGAAAACAACTTCCCTAAGATGAAGTTGACTGCTACTTTAGAAGTATCTAAAGCAAAACCAAGACTTAAAACTTCTATTCTGAACAAGCAAATTATTGTTCAATCTGGAGGAACCTCTGTAGTACCACTAAGAGGACAAGAACTTGGTGGCGAAACTATTCAAATTACTTCTTACTCAGATGTTTTCAAATTAAGATATGTTTATGAAGGATCTATTTCTTCTCCTCCTACTGTAGATGCTGGAGGTAATCTTATTAGTGGAGTAGATGTTTCTAATAAGTATACATTTGACAATGGACAAAGAGATACATTTTATGATATTGCAAGATTGGTTTTAAAACCAGGTCTTACTGCACCTACAGGTCAACTTGTAATCGCGTTTGATTACTTCGAGCACTCACAAGGTGACTTCTGTACTATCGATTCGTATTTGCATGAAGCAGGTGTAACTGAGAAAGACATTCCATCTTTCAACTCATCTGTTAGTGGTTTAGTATCACTTAAAGATGTTATTGATTTCAGACCTAAAGTAGATAACTCTAACATACTTCCTGGATATCAAGATAAAACTTTTCTTTCAGAATCTGACTTCTTGTCATTCTCTGGTGTATCTGGTATTCCCGCTAATTGTCCATCGGATGATTCTAATCTAGAATTTACTATCAAGTATAATAAAGAACAATACCTTGACAGAATTGATGGTGTGTTCTTGAATACTGATGGAAATTTTGTTGTTAAGAAAGGAAACTCTTCACTTAACCCATCACGTCCAGAGACAATCAGCGATTCTACTCCACTCTACTATCTCTACATTCCTGCATTTACAGATTCTTATAGAGATGTCCGTATTATTCCTGTAGAGAATAAGCGTTACACGATGAAGGACATTGGAAAATTGAATCAACGTGTCGAACGCCTAGAGTATTATACTTCTCTTAGTGTTTTAGAACAGCAAACACTGAACATGCAAGTTACCGATGATATTGGTCTTGACAGATTTAAGTGTGGTTTTTATGTAGATAACTTTGAAACACATAAAGGAGATATCAAATCAGTAGATCATGTATGTTCTATTGATACTCAGCAGTCTGTTCTTAGACCACAAGTTAGTGAAGATAGTTTCCTCGTTAAGGAAATCAATACTAGAAATGATCAAAGAGAAGTTTCTGGTTATGTTAACAATAAAGGTGTTCTAACACTACCATATACTAATCGTAGATTACTTGGTAATAATTTTGCTACTAAGACAATTAATCCAAATCCATTTGTTGTTCTTCAATATGTTGGTGATCTATCCGTAGATCCTAATGTTGATTCTTGGTATGATAGATCTATTGCTCCTCTAGTTACAGACAACAATACGGATCTATTTGTACCCTTCCTTGCTAAAGAAAATCTAGAAGTGGCATTCGCAAGTCTGTACAATTCCTTTATTGTAACTTGGTCTGGCACCGAAAGATCTTTCTATAATATTAATCCTCTATCAAAAACCAATACAGAAATATCTGGTGAAGAAGTTATCAAAGCAAATGTTGCGAGTTCTTCTAATATCAGTCCGATGAATAATGAGATTGGTAAAGGTATTGCTTCTAGAACTAGTCGTGGTAAGTCTGTTGCATCTGCACTGCAATATTTTGCTCGTAGCATTCCAGTTAAATTTACCATCCGTAGACTTAAACCAAAAACTGAAGTATACGTATACTTAGAAGGTAAAAAAATTAACAGATGGGTTGTTCCTGATATTAGATTTACTGGTATTCCTGGCAACTCATTATCTACTTTCAATGCACCTATCATCACTGACGAAAGTGGCAATGCTAGTGGTATTGTTTTGATCCCTGCTGGTAAAGCACCTAGAGAATCTGCTGCATGGACAGGAGAAGCAGAAACAGTATCGTATGATAATTCATCCGAAGAAGTTAGAATTACTACTGGAGAAAAAACTTTACGCTTTACTTCCAGTGCAACGAATCGCAACAAAACAGATGTAGAAACATTTGCAGAAACTAAGTTCTATGCATCAGGTCTTCTTCCAGATAATCCTGCTAGCATCGTATCCACAAAACCAGCATACTTCAAAGCAAATGAAGGAACTCAATTGGTTACAAATAATACTGAAGTTGAGCAAAAACCAAATCCTTTAGCACAAACATTTAAAGTTGAAGAGTATGATGAAGGCGTATTTGCTACTGGTGTAGATCTATACATTTCTAAGAAGAGTGATTCTATTCCTATTAGAGTATACCTTACCGATGTAGATTCAGAAAAACCAGGTAAAAATATTATTCCTGGCACAGAAATTGTCAAGGAACCATATACTTATGTTAAAGCATATGTATCAGCTTCTGTAACTGTTATTAAGGAAGAAAATATTATTGGTGTAACAACCAATGCTTCTGGTCCTATCCTTAAAATCTTAGACAAGAACAATAACCAACTTCCTGTATCAGAAGATAATGAAATTCAATTGAATAACGAACAAGTATACACTTTTGTTCTATCTAATAACAATGGTACTGCTTTCATAGCAAACGAGGAATTAAAACTTAACTCTATTACAGTATTCAATAACGCAAACAATACAGAGATCTCTGCACGTATTGCAAAAGACTCTGGTGTTGTTTCTGTAATGAAAGTAACTAATACAGGATCTAATTATGATTCTGCAACTATCACCATTGAGTCTCCAAGTCTTCCTGGTGGCAGTAACGCTACTGGTAGTGTTAAAGTATCTGATGGTCTCATCTATGACACTACACTTACACTTTCTGGTAGAGGTTACACAGAACCACCTTCTGTTGTTATTAGAGGATCTGGTATCGGTAACACTGGTGCTACCATTGAAACTGAAATTGAAATCACAGAACCTGCTGTCAGAATGGGTGTTGCTGAAGATGTGGATGGCGGTATCCCATCAGTAACTCCAACTAACTTTATGTTTGACTATCCTGTATTCCTGCAAAACAATACAGAATATTCTCTAGTTGTAGAAACTGATTCTAAAGACTATAACATTTGGGTATCTAAGTTAGGTGAAACTGAAATTGCTACAAATACAACAGTTACCACAAATCCGTCACTAGGATCTGTTTACAAATCACAGAATACTGGTTCCTGGGTAGAAGATCTATTTGAAGATATTAAATTTACTTTATACAGAGCAGAGTTTGATATCTCCAATACTGCATCCATTGATCTCACAACTATTAGTAAAGGTTATGAGAACATGATCGAGGATCCTCTAGAAACATATGCATTTGCTAATGCCAATGCAACATCATCTCTCTTTAAAAATAACAATAACATTATTAAAGTAAATCATAAAAATCATGGTTTTGATTTAAACAATTCATATGTATTCTTTAAAAATCTAGATACGACTGCTGGGTTCACTCAAGGTTCTTTGAATACAACTCTATTTAAAGTTTCCAATGCTGGTCTTGACACATTTAATATCAGTGGTATTGGTAGAGCAGCAGACACAATTACTGGTGGCGGTGCAGATGGATTGATTGCTTCTAATAAAAAATATGAAAGACTATTAGCACAGATTGCTTACTTGCAGTCTCCTTCTACAAACATCGAAACTTTTGTTAAATCAACAGATGTTATTGCTGTTGACTCTTTAACTGAAAACTATAACTCATATGGTTCAGTAGATTTTGAAAAGACTTTCCTAAATGAAGAGCAATTCTTTATTAATCAAAAAGTAATTGCTTCTGATATTAATGTTTTGATGAATAATTTAGAAAGAAGTCTTACTTATAGATTAAATCTATCATCCAACAAATCTTATCTTTCTCCAATTATTGATTTAAATACCTCTTCTATTAAAATTTCTTCTAATAGAATTGAGAATGCCAAAGGAAAGGAAGGAAGATATGGCAAGAGATTGCAAGTTATTGAATTCTTACCAGTGTATTCATTTGTTGTCGCGGGTAATAGTGTTGATGTAAGTCTTGGACAAACAGTAGAAGGTGTTGGTTACGAGGCAAGCGGTATTGAGGCATCTGGTGCTCGCGGAGAAATTGTATTCTGGAATCCATCAAACTCCACGATACTTGTAAAAGTTAAAAACCAAAGTAACTTTGTATCTGGAGAGCAACTATTCTTCTCCATTCAATCACAAGCAGGTGAAGATTTTGCAAGCGATACAGTTAGAATTTCTGGTGCAGCACCACAACTCATCAGACCTGACTTTAATTTCGATCAATTAGTTACAGCAATTAATCCTTCTGCTACTACGACAAATTATGATAATTTAATTGGAGGAACAATTACTTCCTGGGATGTTCCTAACCAAGTATTGATCTTAGAAAATGATAAAGAACCTATCAATTCTGACTATAATTCAGATAATAAATCTGGTTCGTTTATTAGAGCACAGCAAGTTGCAGATCAAGCATCTGATATTCTTAGAGTTGGTGATCTTGTTTCCTGGTCTGGATTGATAGCAGGTTATGAAAAGTTATACGAAATTAAATCTATGAGATTTACTGATGGAGTTGACTTTGTTTCTGAAAATAGTGCTAAAGAAACATCTGCTGTTGCTAAGTACACCACAAAAGAAATTGCTCTTAAGACACAAGCATCAGGAATTGATGTTATCATTACCGCAAACGTATCAAATTCTGAAAATATTAAACTATCCTACAAAACAAAAACAACTTCTGTTCAGAAGAAATTTGAGGATATTGAATGGGTTCTATTTAATGATACTGGTATGCCTATCAATCCAGAGAATGCAACCCCGCAAAATACTATCTCCGCTCAGAAAGAAGAACAATCTGCTTATCAAGAGTTCAGATATAGTGTTGACAACTTAGATGACTTTATTTCGTTTGGTGTCAAAGTTACCATGTCATCTGATGATCCTGCATATGTACCCAAAATTCAGGATATTAGAGTAGTTGCTTCAGTATGATAAAGGTTGAAGGTCATGATGGTCTTTATCGAGACCCAGATTCAGGGGCGATTGTAACTACACGATCGTCTCCTAATAAGACCGCATCCCATACAATCAAAGGAATGCGGACTGACATAAATACATTGAAGGAAGAACTATCTGATATTAAACATCTTCTTAGAGAGATATTAAGAAATGCCAGCAATTAACGTCGCAAAAACAGATACCTTTGAAATTCAAAGGCAGAAGATCAATAATATTGGAACGCAAATTTTCAATATTTCGGCTGGTGGTAGTGACCTGGCTACTGGAGAATTAAAACTAGGGGACGGAACTAAAACAGCTCCTTCTCTGGCATTCACTAGTGAAGGAACTTTAGGTTTATACAAACCAGCATCACAAGAGATTGGTTTTGTTGCTGCTGGTAAAGATATTATCAACTATAGACCAGATGGTATTTACTCTTTCCAAGATTTTTATGTTAGAAAAAGAATTCTATTAAATTCTGGTCTTGATATCCAGAATGAAGGTCAAAATTATGATCCAGGTGTATATACTAGTGTTGACTTAACAGGTGGTTCTGGTTCTAATGGTTTAATTGACCTAGTTGTCGAAGCATTTAATGGATCTGTAACTAATAATGGTAATAACTATCTTTCAGGAGATTATAGTGATATTCCTTTAGTTACTGATGGTAGCGGTACTGGAGTTCAGGTCTCGTTTTCTACTGCCGCACCAGTAATTGCAATTGGAAACGCTGGTAGTGGTTATGATGATAATGAATATGGTTCTGTTGAACCAGTATCATCTGGAACTGGAACTGGTTTAGTTGTAACGCTAACTATTACTGGTGGTTCACTGGCATCTGTCTCTGTAGATGAAACAGGAAGTGGTCACAATTCATCAGATACATTCACAATTGATAACACGACACTAACTTTTATTGATGAAGCTACAGGACTAGAAACCCAAAGTGGTGGTGCTGGTATTCAATTAACCATTAGTAATAACGTTAATGAAGTTGACGTAGCAACTTTATCTTTTCAGGAAAAAGGATCTGGTCACGCAGTTGGAGACAATCTAACAACTCCTGGTTCTGTAACTAAAACAGCAGATTTACCTGGTGCGGTAACTGGTCTTACGACTACACTTAGTGTCGCTAGTGCAAATATTACAGTATCCTCAACTACTGGTATTGTTAGTGGAATGATTGCTACCCAGACTGCTGGGGATGGCGCTATTGAAGGAAGTTCGGTTGTACAAAGTGTTGTTAATGGAACCACTATTCAATTATCCGAGTTGCCAACAGTAGATGGTACTGCAACTCTTGATTTTACCAGTGATCCTGTTGACACTATAACTGTTAGTGACGCAAGTGATGTAATTAATGGTGGTATTGTTACTGGTGGTGGATATACTGGTGTTGTTGGTGGTATTGATTATGAACTGAATACTATTACTTTAGATCCCGCGCCAACAGGTGGTGCTCAATCAGGAGTTACGTTTACTATTGCTCCGCCATACGGATCTGGTAGTGCATTTAACTTTGAAATTAATGCTGTTGGTGTTGTTACTACAACAACTTTATCATCTCAAGGAGAAGGTAATGGTTATGCTGTTGGTGATGTACTAACAGTTAATCCACTTACTGTTACTCAACCACTTGAATACGAGACTACAGTATTTGCTGGTCAGTTACTTACTGTTGCTTCTCCAATCAATGTTAGTGTCGGTAGTGTAATTAACGGATATACACCACCTGATAGTGAAGCAGGAACACCTGCAGAATACGGCGACGACATGCTAGTCATTGCTATTACAGCAGGAAGTCCTGGTTCGGCAACTGGATTTATCGCAGGTTCTGCTACTCAATTAGATGCAGGTGCTGAGTTTGGTATTAATAGTTCTGGAGTGTTCACAGTTGCTACTTACGAACCTGCAGGAAGATTCTATATTGATGATGGAAACGGATCAAATCTCCAACCAAATTACACACTATACGCAGGTAACACATACTACTTTAATCAAACTGACGGAAGTTTTTCAACTCATCCAATGAGTTTTTCGCAGCATCCTGATGGAACTAGGAATCTTGTTGAAAATATTACTACTACGCTATCAGTAGGTTCAACTACTTTTACTGCTAGTAGTACTACTGGTATTCTAGAAGGAATGCTTATTGCTGTTACAGATGATGGTCCTGGCGGTGTTACAATCGGATCAACAGTTACTAGTATTGTTGGCAGTACAATTACCATGTCCGCACCTGCTGCAGCTGATGGAGCAGCAACTCTAAGTTTCACTGGTGCTGCATATACTGATGGCGTAGTACAGGGTGCAGCAGGAAACCAAATTACAATTACTGCTTCAACACCAAATCCACTTTATTATTATTGCCCAAACCATGATGGAATGGGTGGTGAACATACAATTAATTTAAACAACCCTAAAGTATTTGGTTCTAATTTAGAAATTCTTGTCTCTTCTGTTGACATTGACGATATTATTAGTGCGGATATTAACTTAGGTATTTTTGATGCTGTTAAGTTAACTTCAGAAACTTCTACAATTGGAGCAGCAGATTTTACTACAAGTCTGGTATCACCTCTTGGTACTATTGATACATTAAATACAACTGATGTTATTGCTGTTACTGGAGGAAATCTAAATCTCAGTTCTGCGGCAGATATTATATTGCAAGCTGTTGACGTTAAACTTGGTACGGGTATTAAATTAAATTCTGCTCTCAATTTAATTGAGACTACTGGAGAGATTAAGACAACTACCAAACTTAATGTTAATGATAGACTCAGTATTGTTGATAACAATATTTCAACAACTTCTCTTGATGATATTTTACTAACTCCTGGTCTTGGTAAAGTTGCAAAAGTTGATACCTCAACTGCATTCACAATTCCTGTTGGTACTACAAATGATCGTCCTGGTGTGCTCGATGTAGAGAGTGGTCAGATTAGATTTAATACAGATACTAACCAGTATGAGGGTTATAGTTCTACTGCTGGTGCATGGAATTCTCTTGGTGGTGTACGTGACCTAGACGGAAATACCTATATTCTTGCAGAAGAATTTATCGGTGCTAACGATAATACACTTTATTTCGTTAATGATGCTGTCACAACAATGAAGTTGGACAGAAACTTCCTTGATTTCTTTACAACTAAAGATATTAAATCTACTAGAATTGGAGCACCAGAAAATAGAAATTGGAACACAAATACTCCTGTTACTCAAGGAGAGTTCTTAAAGTATGGTTTGAATCTATTTGAGGTAATTACTGCTGGTGTCACTGGAACATCAGGTAATGAACCAACAAATACTACTGGAAATAATTTCAATAATGGTAGTGCTGTCCTTAAATATAATTCTCTAGCAGTTGCTCCAATTGACTTCAATGAAGTTGAAATTGTTAGGATTGGTACAAGCAATCCAATTCCTCTAGAAATTAACGGAGATCTAAAACTATTCAATAACACCATTTCTACCAATGTCAATGACATGGTGTTTCAACCAAATTCAGGTCAAAAGGTAAAAGTTAATGCTAATACTTCTTTAGTAGTTCCAGTTGGAGATTCTAACTCCAGAGGAAATGCTGAGCAAGGATCTATTCGCTATAACACAAGTGACCTAACGTATGAAGGTTATGATGGATCTCAGTGGGGATCTCTTGGTGGTGTTAAAGACGTTGATCAGAACACTTACATTATTCCTGAAACTGCTCCTGGTGCAAATGAAAATATTCTATACTTCTATAATAATGGTCTGAACACTCTGCAACTTACTGAAAATGCATTAGAGTTTCGTGACATTGATACCATCACTTCTTTGGGAGCAGGTGGTATCAAAGATTTGCTTAATATTAATGCAAATAAAGTTACATTTGATAATCTCGCAACTACGCTTGATAATACGAGTGCTGATTCTACCTTCTTATTTTGCACAAAACAAAATTTTGATTTAGGTTTATCTGCTGGTTTGACCACAGATACATTGGTCAGACTTACAGATGACGGAGATGTATTCTTCAACTTAGGTTTTGGAACAGGAGTTTACAATGGTCTCAAAATTATTGATAGCGAACTGAGTGCATTTGAACTACAAAAATTTGCAGTTCGCACTGAGCAAAGTAATCTAGTTAAAGATACTATTGATCAAGGTGCCACAGTTCTTTATAATCCTGCAGTAGAAGCATCGGCAAAGGTAACACTAACAGCACACAATAAAACTTCTGGAAACAAAGAATTTTTAGAATTTGCTGTTATTGATAACGGCACTGATATTTCATATACTGAATATAATAATCTTAAGACTGGACAAGAAATTGTTTCAGTCGAATTCGATTTTGATGCTAATAGTGATGTTCGCATTACATATACATTAGATACGAATTTAAATACAGGTAATCAAGTAGACGTTACAGTCGTCAATCAAGTAACTAAGAGGTAAAAATGGCATCTAATTTACAAAATTTAGATTCGCTAGGAGGTTTCTCTGTTGACAATACCACTATTGTCAACGAAACTTTTGACATCAAAAATGTTAATACTCTGCAGGTAAAAAATTCTTTTTTTGCAGATAGTTATACAGAGCATTATATTATGAGAGGACTTAACACGTCTATTCTTGAAATTAATGATACTGGTGGTCAAATTTTTCTACCAGACAATACTATTAATTTTATTGAATCTACTATTGTTGGAGTGAATGATTCTGGTGGAGGAAATTTAGTACAGAAACTGGAAAGTGCTATTTCTGTAAATTCTGCTGGTACTTTAGCAGAAATGTCAACAATGACCACTATCATAAAAGATACTGTTCCGCAAGGACAAACTTGGACTATCAATCCTTTTGTCGGTGGTTCTTCAAATTCATTTAGTTATACAACTTCTAGAGCAGGTACAACCATTTCAATCAAGTGGATTGCATACACTAGAGTTGTTAGCATTCAATGGACTTGATGCTAAATAGATAAGAGAATAAAACCTACGGCAAAGGCTGAGTAAGAAATGAGTTTTCAGTTAAATTCCGACAGAGAAACTATTAGAGCCATTGCTCCTACTCTAATTGGATCTCAAGAATTATCCATTAGGGCAGGTTCTGGTTCTGACGAAAAGGAAGTACTCAGAACTCTACTTGATCCTGGGACAGATTTACCGCGAGTCGGTATCAATAGGACTGGAAATAGAATTGACAGGGTTGTAGTAAATTTAGGTGGTACTGGATACACTATTCAACCAACTGTTAATATTGAACCACCTCCAGCTGGTGGTACTCAAGCAGTAGGTTCTGCAATTATTGATGAAGGTTTTGTTACTGCCGTTCTTATTGACAATCCTGGTAAAGGATACATTACTGCTCCTGCTGTAACAATTAGTGGTGGTAATGGTACAGGTGCTCAAGTCGAAGCATTCCTTGATACTGTTGATTTTGAACTTGACATTAATGGTGCTATTAGAACATCTACGTCGATTATTTCAGACACGGCGAGAATTCTAAACCTAGATATTGATAACTTCATCACTCCAGATGCTAAATTTAGAGCACCTGATCTGAAAACTTATATGAACAACACGGGCATCCCATGGACTGCCCAAACTATTGTTCAGAAAGATGCTTATAGGTATAGAGGTCCAAACGTTTATCAAGCACTGAATGCTGGCGAAACGGGAACTGTACCACCTCTGCATAAAGATGGTATTGAAACTAATAATGAAGTTCAATTCAAGCATATTGGTTTTAGAGTAACTGATCCTTCGGCGTTCCAGTATAATGAGACTGGAGAATCTGGAGAGTTCCCTCGTTCTATCACACCTCTACTTGGTGATAGATCTACTAAAATTGCAACTACAGAATACGTCCTCAACCTAGCAACGAATGACGTTGGTGGTCGTATTTACGTTTCAGCACAGATTGGTTCTGACCTAAACGATGGTCGTTCTGCTGTTGCTCCTGTTAGAACAATCAAGAAGGCAGCACAACTTGCATGGTCAACTCCTGGTGTCAAGGAGACTCTTATTGTTTCTGGTGGTGATTACGTAGAAGATAATCCAATTTCACTACCACCTGATGCATCAGTTGTTGGTGATAACTTACGTTTGGTTATCATTCGTCCTGCTAACCCAAGAAAGCACATCTTCAAGTTCGGTGACAAGAACTATGTCATTGGTGTTACGTATCGCGACCAGGTTGACTCTACTGGAGATGCGGTAGCAACTTGGGACTTTGCGATGGTCTTTGACGACAAGCAAAGAATCAACTATGACTATACAGCAAATGGAGATTTCGGAACTTCTTTCCCAATTGGAACACAAATTTTTGGACCAGAAAAATTCCGTGCAGACTTCCAAACAAACACAGGTCTCTCAAATCTTACATCAAATTTAGCAGTCAAAGGTATCAACACTGGTGCTGAAGGTATTATTAATGAAGTAAACTTTGGATCTATCGTTGGACCACAAGCTTATATTTCTGGTAAACTTGATTTTTCTGTTACCAGTGGCGCATTTACAGCGGGTGAAACTTTCTTGTTTGGTGGTACAGGGTCTATCAAATGGACTCCAAATACACCATATACAATTGGACAATTACTTTGGGCAACTGATAATGTTTATCAAGTAGCTGTTGCTGGTACTTCTGCTGCATCATCACCTATTCACACCACAGGAACAGTTGCTACTGGTCCCGATACACTAGAACTTACATTCCTTAGAGATGCATACGAATTCGTATCTACTGATATTAGATCAATTAGAGCAGAAGGCGAAGTTGTTTTTGAAGAAACCGACATTACTGATGCTCTGCCTCTCGTAAGAATTGATTTCTCCAAGCAAGGCACTGCAGAAGTTTCAACTGGTGGTTTCCAAGATCCTAATGTTGTAGAAGATAATGGTGGTATTATATTCTACACCAATGCTTTGGTTGGTAGGCAGAACACTCATGATTTTAAGGAAGGACAGGAAATCTTTATTGAGGGAATGCCTACCAGTTCTCCTGATCTATCTTTCCTAAATGGAAAGCAAAGAATTTACAAAGTTCTGGAAGATGCTGATGGTCGTTCAAGACGTTTTGTAATCCCTAAGAAAACTACGATCACTACAACTGATAATTTTGATCCAGGTCAATTTTCATCTGTAAGAGCTTATGGTAAGTCAATTACCATCTCCTTGCTGAACTCTCCTAATAGATTCCCAATGGCAACACCTGTTGCCAGAAGATTCCAAGATGCTTGTTTGCAAATTAGAAACAACGTAGAATTTATTGCAGATGAAGTTGTTGGAAAAGTCAATGATCAATTTAAGAAAGAATATTATTCTGTCTACGAAATTGGTGGCACTCCAGATTCTACACTTACTCCAACTGATGTAGACTATGATCCTGCTACTGGCATCGCTACATTCACAGTAACTAGTCATGGACTTAGTATTGGAGATGGCGTTAGAATTACGGATAATTCTATCACACAAACCTGTGCGATGGATGGATATAAGACAGAACATACTTCACCTAATTCCCATCATTATTCTAGCGGAAAGACTCTACCAATTCGTTCTTCAGGATTTACAACTGATCAGTTTGAACTTTTTGTTGGCATCTCTGGTCCTGACCAGCAATATACACCTACTGATGTAACTTACGATCCTGCAACTGGAAATGTAAATCTAACAATTGGTGCTCATACATTATCTGTTGGAGAAGGTATTGTTATTGATGACAATTCGTTGTCCTTTACGTGTGACATGGATGGCGATCAGTCAGTTAAGTCTTATCCACGTCCTGGTATCGATCCTTTTGCTAGCAGATCTATTCCTATTACAGAAATTTCTGCAACTAGTATTACTATCAATGGAGGAATTTCTGGTCCCAATAAGTATTTCCAACCATCTGCTGTAAACTATAACGCTGCAACTGGTGACATGACTGTCACAGTTGGTCAGCATGGACTCGGAGTTGGACGCAATGTTGTTCTTGCGGATAACTCATTCACATTCACTTGTGATCAAAATGGATATGCAACCGAGCATACTTATCCACGTCCTGGACAAGATCCACAAGCAGGTAAGTCTATTGCTATTACTGATGTAGGAACCAATTCCCTAACAGTATCTGGAGCAACTTACACCGCTTCAAGTGGTCAAGTTGACATCACTACTTCCGCACCACACGGAATGCAAGAAGGTGATTATATCTTGTTTGAAGATAACTCACTAACCTTTACGTGCAACCTGGACGGGAATGTAGTCAGTAAAAATTATCCACGTCCTGGTTATGACTACCCTAGCGGAAGATGGTTCCCAATTAGCAACATTTCAGCAAGTGGTTTTAGAGTTAATATTGGACCTTCTAGTTATACTGGAGTACATGCTTTTGTTTCCGCAACAAACAATGGTCTAAAACATCAAGACGGAACATTTACAATTAATGTTGGTAACGCAGGTAGTGCATCAGGATCAAATCATCAGTTTGTAAATGCAACTGCTCAAGCAATTAAGCACGAACCACAATCTGTCCATACGTTTACTGGTTCAACATCTAATTCAGTAAAACATCTACCTCAATCCGCACATACGTTTGTAAGATCTGCACCAAACGCTCTATCTATTGGTGGTTCTACTCTCAAAATTTATCTCGGAACATCTACTTTCGTACACACATATGTAAGTGGTGGTGTTGTAACTTACAATTCTCAAAATTATAATATTACTAATTTTGTTTATGATAATATTTCTACTGGCGAAGCAACTATTACCCTAGCATCTCCAGTTGCTGCTTTGTCTGAAGATGCTACTATTAGAATTTCGGATTTAGTTGTAGAGTGTGTAGTAGATGGTGTTACTACCCAAAAAACTTATCCAAGTTTTAGCATCCCTGTAAACGATAACAAGTGTCGTAGAGATGTCGGACATTTCATTAGTGCAATTACTAGAGACCTTGAGTTTGGTAGCAACTATAACGTTATTGATGCAGCGAAAAAGTATATTGATGGTACTAACACCCAGATTGATTTTGTCAATACCGAAATTATTCAGACAGTACGTGCTCTAGAATATGCAAGAGAACTGATCACTTTTGCTATGAGAAAGTGGCGTACTGGAACTGGAGCTCCTGGTCAAGCAATTTATGTTCCTCAATATTCTCAACTTGACAGATATTTTGACCCAACAATTATTGATGATATTTCAACTCCTGCTTGTGCTAACGTAGCATCTGCTATTGATACACTAGCATATCTGTTTATTGATGTTCTTGCTAATGATACCAGTGGAACTTATCTAGATGGTGCTTATCTAATTGCTAGAAATAGAGATTTGATTGCTGATGAAGCATACAAACTAGCAATGATCCAATACCCTTCTCTTGGATTAGGTAACATTGATGAGCGTAAGTGTCGTAGAGATATTAACTTAATTACTGGCGCTATAATTAGAGATCTATCACTGGGAGGAAATGCTGGTATTGTCAATGCAGCAGAATTGTATTTCACAGGAAGTGCCCTAACTGGAATACCTGCATCTGAACTTGCTCCTACAAGGTTTGCATTCGAGAAAGCAAGAGATTTGTGTATCGCAGCAATGCGTAATTGGACAGATGCATCTGGTGCTGCAGTCACCACACCTAATTCAGATATTCCTCAATTTACTGATAGTTCAATTCTTGTAGATCCTACTGGTGTACCTTTATGTGCAAACGTTGAAGCATCTATTACAACTGCATTCCAACTACTAGATGACATCTTGAGTGGCACTACCTCTCCTGGTGCTACAGTAAGAGATACGGGAACTTTATTTGATACTTCAACTATTGCTACTTTCCCTGATAGCATTATTTACGATAGTAAAGGTACAAAACTAACTCCACGTTCTGATTTTGCTGATAATCCTATCATTGAAGCATCTCCATATACTCAGAACGCATCTGTTATCTCCTTCCTAGGTGGTGGCGGTGCTGAGGTTGATGGTGATAAGGTTAAGCAACCTAACTGCCCCTTCCCTGGTCTTGAGTTAGACGGAACAGCATCCTTCCCCAATCAGGGTAAGTCGATGGTTGCATCAGCCTTTACTATCGTTTCTTTCGGTGGTACAGGTTACAAAATTACTAATGATGGTTATGTTCAGTTAGTTTCTGTATTCGTTATCTTCTGTGCCGATGGCGTCCTTGCTGAGTCTGGTGGTTATTGTTCCATCACGAACTCTGCTACAAACTTTGGTATCTTTGCTCTCCGTGGCATTGGATTTAGAAAAGATGCATATGAATTTGATGTTGGTTTAATTAGTAATGTATCTTCCACTCCTACAGGCAGAACAATCTTCACAGTTTCTGGTTTAGGAAGAGAACCACTTGAGCATTATATTGTTAAAATTGATGGATTCTCGAACGTAGATCCAGATATTGAATACTTTATTGATACTGTAGAAGGAGTAACAGTTGGTCCTCCTTTCACTGCTCAACTAACACTTGAGTCTGGTTCTGGTGGTGGCGCAGCTTTAAAAAATGACGCTACTGATAACGCAGTTTCTGTTGGTACTTTGGTTGGTGAAACAGTAAGACTTCACAGACCATCTATTGTTAACTCGTCTTCACATACGTGGGAATTTGCAGGATCAGGAACCAACTATAATGCACTACCAGAGAACGGCGGTACTAAAATTGAAGCATACGAACAAGTTTCTGAAAACTATGGTCGTGTATATGTCTCAGGTACTGACGAACTAGGCGACTTTAAAGTTGGAACATTTGCGAGAATTGAAAACAGAACTGGTAATATTACTTTCACAGGTACTGTTACAATTTCGGAAGTTGAATTCTTGAAACTAAAAGGTGGCGACGTTGTTGTTACTGGTTTCGACGCATCCAACACACTTGGTGGTGCAAATACTACTAACTCTAAACTGCCAACGCAGAAAGCAGTTAAAGATTACATCACCAATAATCTCGGTCCATATCTAAACAAACCATATTCAACTAACCCTGTTCCTAGAGCACTGGTTGAACTTACTGATTCTGGTAAGATCTCGGAAGATCAGATTCCCCCTCTACGTCCTTTCCAAGTATTTACGGTTGCAAACCAATCAGAAAGAGTTGCTATTGAAGGAGCACTTGCTGGTGATATTGCAATTCAACAGGATACTAACTCTTCATTCATTCTAAACAATGATAATGATAGTTTGTTTGTATCGTTCCCAATTGATTCCACTCTTCAATTCACCATTGGTGACATCTTTACTGGCAGTAATTCTGGCGGTAAAATTCAATCAACTGAATATAGAGAAGGTGTTGTTTATCAAATCAGTATTACTGATAATGGTTCTGGTTATGTTACTCCCCCTGTTGTAACTATCTCTGGTGGTAATCCTCAAGCAGGTGCTGTTTCAGCATTTGCTACTTGTTCGATTGCAAATGGTCAAGTTGTCCTGGTCGAGATTCAACTATTCAATAACTATATTGGTGGTAAAGGATACACTACTGCTCCTACAGTTACGTTCTCTCCTCCAGCAGGTTCTGGAACGCAAGCAGCTGGTGCTGCTATAATTGAGTCCAGACTCTATGGTGATATCGTCAACAATATCAAGATAGAAGATACAGATGATATCGAATCTAGTGATATTCCTGCCGAGACTATTGCTATTACCCGTGTTATTAATACTTCTGCGAGTGATAGTAATAACTGGGTATCTCTATCTTCCAATCAAATTGCTGCTAATGACATTACATCTGGTGTTATTTCTACCGCAAGATTAGCATTTACTTCAGATGCTGCAAACTCCTTCACATTCCTTAGAGGAGATCAGTCATATAATCCTGTTATTCAATCACTCAAGGGTGCTGAGACTAGATATTTTGCTAAGATTACTTCACAAGCAAACAGCAGTTCTTCGCAATTAGTTTTTGCTACTAATTCAGATGTACTTCTTGGTCATGAAGTTGTAGCAAACATTAATGGTATTCAACCTAATACTAATATTTCTGGTATTCTTACTGCTGCTGGAACAACCACAGTCTCAATTGATAATCCACTAACAGCTACAATTCCAGTCAACACAGTTATTGAATTTGAGCGTGGTTCATCTCCACTAACATTTGAATCATCACTTACTCAAGGAGACTTTATTGAATCCGTTGTTATTGCAGCGGGTGGATCTGGATTTACTGATGGTCAATTCTTTGATGTAGAACTAGATGGTGGATCTGGTACAGGACTCAAAGCAAATATTATTGTAAGTGGTGGTACAGTTTCAGATCTAACACTTACTTCTACTGGTGTTGGATTCCTAAATGACTTCACAGTCACTTCTGCTCCAGCAGCTATTGGTTCTGGTACTGGTTTAGTTCTACTTGCAAAACTCAGTACAGTCAATAAGCAATTTGCAAACGTTGCTGTTGATATCTCTAGAGTTTCTGATCTAACTATTTCTGCTGACGAATACGGAACAATTGGTGTTGCTAGATTCTATAAAGATCAATTTAAAATTGGTCTTGCTGGTAATGGTTCTATTCAACTTAAGACTGGAGCAGACTCTGGTCTTGATGCTGACCTTCTCGATGGTGTTCAAGGATCTTTCTACCTTAACGCAGGTAATCTAAACGCAGGTGTTCTGCCCGTTGATAGATTATCTGGTACTTATAATATTAATATTGCTAACCAGTCTGGTAGTACATTAAGACTCAAGTCTTCTACAAGTAACCCAGCATCGAATCCAAACCCTGATTCGTTTAACGTTGGTATAATTGCAGATACTAGAAATAATGCTGCTGATGGTCTAGCAGATGGTGGCACACGTCACGTTACAATGACTATCAGAAATGGTGGATCTGGATTTGATGCAACATTCGGTGGTGTAAGACAACTTGCATTCACTGATAATGATAATATGTATCTTAGAGGTTCTGGTTCTACCCTAGCAACCTTTAGTACATGGGCAAAGATCTGGTCTTCCCAGAATGATGGCATCAACTCTGGACTTGATGCTGATAAACTTGATAGTCGTCAAGGAACTTTCTATCAAAATGCTATCAATACAAATGAAGGCACATTCAGTGATCTTAGAATGCCTTCTCACCAAACACAGAAGGACTTCCAAGATAGAGTTAGAATTCTTGATTGGACAGGTCAACCAAGATTTAAAATTCTTGTTAGAGATGAACTATTAACGGCATCTCCATTCTTAGTTGGTTTGCCAGTTAACTTGTATGATGCTCAAGGTCTTGCTCCTGGTCGTATTTCAATTACTGATATTGCCATCAACCAAGATGCCAATGATCCTTCTAATAATTTCACTCTAATTACAGGTACACTAACAACAGGTAACTTTATTGGAGCGATTGCAATTGGTGATACCGCAATCAACTATCCTTTCCAAGATTTTAGTATTGCGGACCTAGACGCTAATGCAGATGGACTACCCGATGGTACATTTGAAGTTGGAGGACTAGAAAGTAGTGGTGGTAATGCCAGATTGAAACTTGGTAGAAACGATGGTATCTCTGCTTCAGATCCTTCCGTCTACTTCAGATCTTCTCTCAACCCATCAACTAACTATAGTTCTGCAATTATTGCTACTGGTGGTAATTCCACCGATGGTTCTGGTTCTCTGGAATTTAAAGTATCAGATGTAAATCAGTTAACTCTATTAGGCAACATTATTTGGAATGAAGGTAATGTAGTATTCAACTCCTCTAATGTATTATCAACAACATCACTGAAGTCTGCTGTAATGAGAGACACTAGTGGAGACTTTAGTGCTGGAACAATCACTGCTTCTCTAACTGGTGCTGCTTCACTTAACGTTCTTAAGGCAGGCGATACAATGTCAGGTCTGCTCTCCATCTCTGGAGTAGCGGTAGGACAGCAAGCATTGAGCGTATCTGGCAGAGGAGATTTCCTAAGCAATATTACAGTTGCTGCTGACCTAACAGTCAACACGGACACATTGCACGTTGATGCTATAGATGATACAGTAAGCATTGGCACAACTACTTCTGATTCTGCAGTAAAACTTCTGATTGTAGAAGATGGCGATCAAGATGTTGTCCTGAGAATGTATTCAACTCCTAATAGTGGAACACAATATGACTCAAGACTTGAACTTCTTGGACAGAGTGGCACTCTAGATGAGGGTCTCCAACTCATGTATGACAACTCTGTTGGTGACGTGTACTTCAAGCAACTATACAATTCTCTAACAACAGAAGTTGCAATACATTTCAGCACTGGTGCATTTACTGACGCTCTAACGATTACTGGTAACGGCAATCTGGGTGTACAGATGACTGCCAGTGATGCATATGAGTTGGATGTAAATGGATCTTCAAGATTCAAGACTGCTCTTAGCGTTGGTCGTGCAGATAGCAATGCTGGTGCTCCTGCAATTTTCGCAGGCGCAACTGGTGGATCTAATGGAGCAGGTGGTTATCTAAGTAACTTCCGTGTTGGTAACCAACTTCTACAAGCAGATACTTTTGAAATCACACCTAGTGATGGAACGCAGGGTGCTCTAACTTGGAAATCTACTCCAGCACTTGCTATCCAAGGTTCCGAGAACCGAGTTGCAATCAATACTCTTCAGTTTGGTGGTACTGATACTACAGTATCTCCACAGGTTCAAAGAGAATATCAACTGAACATCCAAGGCGATATCAACATCAATGGTCTGGTCTTCCAGAACAACGCTGAGTTCGTTACTTCCAGATGGACAGAATCTGATAATGAACTGGATATCTACAGAGAGTCTAAGGTCTGGATTAACCCAGATTCAAGTGTTGCTGGATTTACTGGCAACCCCGACTATGATCTACAACTTGGTGGAGGTGGCAATGATGGTCACTTCGGACTACATGGTGTAATGTACATTAGAGATACCCCTCAGTGGATTGATACTACTGGCATCATCAAAAACTCCGCTAACACATTGTCAGAAAATGTAATTATTCCCGCAAATGCTAATGCAATGTCCATTGGTCCAATTACAATTCAACCAGGCATCACAGTAGATGTCGTAGGTAACTGGGTAATTATGTGATAAATAGATAAAGCAAAGAACTCATAAGCAGATTGAAATATGTCTAGTCTAAACGTAGGAACTGTAACTCTGTCTAACGGACTGACACTTCCTTCATATACATCAAGTCCAGATAACAGACCATCACATAGTGCTGGTAGGACTATCTATGATTCGACTTCGGATACTATTCAGATATCTGATGGATCACAATGGATTAGTGCGGGTTCTGCGGGTAGTGGTTTGATTACTGCTACTGGCGGTGAAGTTACATTCTCTGGTGGATATAAAGTTCACACATGGTACAATGTAGGAGAGTATAATTTTAATGTAACGGGAGCTGCTGGTGGTGCTACTGCCGAAGTTCTTGTGGTAGCAGGCGGTGGTGCTGGTGGAACTATTGGTGGCGGTGGCGGTGGTGGTGGCGTTTGCTACCATGGAACTTACCCAATCTCAACTGGTTCTTATGATGTAAAAGTTGGAGCAGGCGGATCTACACCTTTGTCTGGTTATCCTGTTGCTAAAGGTCAATCTGGAGGTAATTCTGAGTTTGGAACACATACCGCATTTGGCGGAGGTGCTGCTGGATCATGGGGACCTAATGCTAGAGAAACTGGAGAACCAGGAGGTTCTGGCGGTGGTGCATCTGGTCCTGCTCCCAGACAACCACAAAGAGGAGAAGCAACCAAAGGTAGTGCTCCTGGTGGCGGTGTTACTCATGGAAATCCTGGTTATAGAAACGGCAATAATACTTCTGGAACACACTCTGGTACTCATACTGGCGGTGGTGGCGGCGGTGCTAACCCCAACAATACAGTTAATGGAAGAGTCGGTGGTGATGGCATCACCTACATGGGTCTAACTGTTGGTGGTGGTGGCGGTGGTGGAACCCACGAAAACTATGGTACTGCTCCAATCACAACACCTGCTGCTCCTGGTGGCGGTGGTCGTGGTGGATCTAGATCATCGCAATATGCAGGTGGCGGTGGACAAGGTTGGGGCGAACCAGGACAAGTTAACACTGGTGGCGGCGGAGGCGGCGGCTGGTATAATGGTACTGGTAATGGTCAAGGTGCTGCTGGTGGTCCTGGCATCGTTCGTGTTCGTCATACAATCTAATATATGTTTTACAATGTAGAGGAAAATTTCCTCAATAGTGAAGAGTTTGAACAACTAACTAAACAAACAATAAACAATCCTTATTTCCCGTTGTATTTGAAGAACCGAGTAGCGTCGGCGTCTTCAAACGACGGGATTTATTTTACCCACAATTTTTTCTTTGCTGGCGAGGTATGTAGTGATTACTACGATCATCTTTCTCCTATTATAGAAAAAATTAAAACTAAAAAATTTCTAAGAATTCAATTAAATTTATTTCCCAAAACTACTGAGATCGTGCGCCACGACTGGCATACAGATATGCTTTGGGATCATAGAGGTTGTATAGTCTACCTAAATACTAATGATGGGTCAACGTTATTAAAAGAAGATGATGAGAATGCTATAAGCATTCGTTCTATATCAAACAGAGCATTATTTTTCAATCCAGCAAAACCTCATTGTAGTACAACATGTACTGATTCTGAATTCAGAAGCAATATTATTTTTAATTATGAGTGAATTATATAATGTTTTTTCTATACCCGTATGGAAAACAAAAATAACTAAAAATGATTATGACAAAGATCTCATTCTCAATGAGATGCTGTACAATTTTAATGTAGATCCCAAAAGAAATACTTGGGATAAGGTAATGCCAACTACCATGAAAAGTAACTGGCACCATTCCAATAATGACGAGGCAGACGAAAAATTTAAATCTATCAGTTACAAAGACTCTGGATTGACTTCTGTTATAGACTCAAAGGTTAGAGAATTTGTTTCTCACCTTGGATTAAATTCCAGCATCAATTATTTTTTTCAAATAACTAATTATACAGTATCTACAGAAGGTTACTTCCTCACCAGTCATGGTCATGGTTGTGACTCTTTTAGTTCTGTGTTATTTGTGCAATTTGATAAACTTAATCACCCCTCTACATATTTTAATAATCCGTTTAGTTCATCAGATCAAACTAGATGGTTACAGAAAGACCTATATGATTCGTTTGATAACAAAAATTCATTTTTTAGTTACATGCAAGATACATGGTCAATTGATACTGACGAAGATGATTACATGATTTTTCCAGGACATGTCAAACACGAAGTTCCTACTGTAGGAAAATCAAACAAAGAACGAGTAACTATTTCATGCAATATTAAGGTGTACAAAAATGTCTAATGAAATTAATTCAATTACTATAGTTGGTGGCGGTAGTGCTGGATGGATGTCTGCCGCTACAATGATTAGGTTTTTTCCAGACAGAAAAATTACTATCATAGAAAGTCCAGACTACCCAATCGTAGGAGTTGGTGAAAGTACACTAGGACATATCAATCAGTGGTTAGATCTGCTAGGAATTCATGAAGATGATTTTATGAAGGAGTGTGATGCTTCTTACAAATTAAGTATTAAATTTACAGACTTTTATGCAAAAGGAGATGGTGGTTATCATTACCCATTTGGACCACCAATGTTGGATGGAACTGAACTTGGGTTTAATGATTGGCAAGTATTAAAACATTTTTCTCCTGGTATTCCTGTACAAGATTTTGCCAGATGTTATAATCCTATAACCCTTTTGGCAGAGCAAAATAAAATTGATAAAAATGAGAGTGGTCACTTAGATAATTTTAATTTTGCAAAAGATGCTGCATATCACTTTGATGCTGTTAAATTTGGACAATGGTTGAAAAAAAATTATTGCCTTCCTAAAGGTGTAGAACTTATTTCATCTTCTGTAAAGAATGCTATCGTAGGTGCAGATGGAGTAGAATCATTAATTCTCGAAGATGGTACAGAGCATTCTGCTGACATGTATCTTGATTGCACAGGATTTAAAAGTATGCTGTTAGCAGGTGCTTTAAATGAGGAGTTTGTTTCTTATAGAGATGTTGTTCCTAACAACAGAGCATGGGCAACTAGATTACCTTATACAGATAAAGAAAAACAATTAGAACCATTTACTAATGGAACTGCTTTATCATCTGGTTGGGTATGGAATATTCCTTTGTGGAGTAGAATTGGAACAGGTTATGTGTATAGTGATGATCACATCACACCAGAGGATGCGTTAAAAGAATTCCAAGAACACATAGGAAGAGATGATCTTGAGTTTAGAGATATCAAAATGCGTATTGGAATTCACAAAAA